TTGAACCACATCGCAATTTGCAGGTTCGCTGCATATTCCCATGCTTCGAGAGAGGCATTATCGGGATCACTGAAAACAGCATCGTTAGCTTTCTTTCCGAATGTTATATGATCAAGCGCGTTAGCCGCTGCATCAGCAACCGCGGTAATAGCATCGAGAGCATTTTTCTTAAAGTCGAGCAACCAAAGTTCACCAAACTTTGCCGCAAGGTTCTCGACAGAATCCTGCATGGTCATTAACTTGCCTTGATAAGTATCTGCTGCAAGGCCCATGCCCTGATAGAACTTTCCGCCTTCAGATGTCATACTCTTAAATGCTTTAGATATCACTTCCCCTGTGATTTGACCATTGGTTATCATGTTTTGAAGTGCTTCGCCAGATTTGCCGGTCACTTTTTCGAGCTCTGCATAAATCGGAAGATTTGCTTGAGCGAACTGCCGGATATCCATTGTCGATGCCTTACCTACAGATAGAATCTGTGTATAGTTCATCATTATGCGATTGAGCTTTTCCTGGGATCCGCCGGCGGCATCACCAAGCATTTGTAGTGTGCTCTTTAGGTCCTCAGCAGCAACACCAACGTTGAGTAGTTGTATTCCGGTGTCAGTGATACCTTCAATTCCAAATGGCGTTTTCGCTGCAAACTCTTGCAAATCACGGAAAGTTTCATCAGCTGCCTTTGCACTCCCGGTGACAACACGAAGCTGAGTTTTTATCATCTCCATATTACCAGCTGCGTTGATAACAGAATCGGCGAATTTCAGGACCGCGAGATTCGCTGCTCCCATTGCCAGGGTATGAAGGCTCGTCAGGTCATTCAGCGTTTCAAAACTCTTTGCAGTGGATTTATTGGCTGTACCTATTTCAGATGCCGCTTTTGCCGCATCTGCGGATTTCTTCTTGAAGATATCGAGATTACCGTTGGCGGTGACTATGCCTTTATCATCTATCTCTAATGTCAGTCTGCTTAACTCAGGCATTGTCACTCCCTCCGGTCTAGCTTCATCCGCTCGTCTGCTGCCCAGGCTTTCATCCGGAACAGAAGATCAAGCTCAAACAGTGTGAAATGAATCTCATGCAACTTTGAATAGCCAGCAATCGATTCAGGAGTTACGGTGGTATCGCACTCGTTGTAGATTGAGATGAACTCATTGAACAACCATGCGAAACAATCAGGCGGATTAAGAGGCATTAAGTGCTCAAACCGCCGGTACTCTTCGGACCCTTCTTCAGGCTCGCCGAAGTCTTCAATGAACTCGTCGTAAACCTCGCGATTCACAACGAGCGTTCTTTTATCGCCCTCACCTTCGTAGTGAGGATGATTCCGAAAGAAGAAGCGCCTTACTGTTTGCTCGAGCTCTTCTTCTCTTTGGATAAAAAATTGGCACGGTCCTCCGTGTAGTTGTAGATGAAGTCCAGGAGCTCAGGAATTTCATTAAACAACTTGACGTACCCGGCCTGCGTTGCTTCGATTTTCTCTCCGCCGAGAGTGACATCCCCACCGCCTACGGCGCGCATGCCTTTGATCCGGAGACCTGTTCCCTGTTTTGAGCGTTCCTTCCAGTCGACTTCAGCGCGTTCATCTTTCGGAAGAGCAGCAATTTCTTTTGCCATGGCTTTTGTGTACTTCTGGACCTCATCGGAATCCTTTCCAATTACCAGAAATTCGACACCGATTTTCTCACCGAAAAGAACAGGTTCAACCCATACACCTTCGTTTGCGTTTTTCTGTGTCGCAAATCGATCAAGATTCATACATCACCTCGACTATTTGTTCCGAACTCATACGAGTACGGTCTTCTACAAAAGCTGATAATGAGGATAATCAACAAAATCCTCATCATCGTCACCGTCGAAGGCGGTCAGTCCATCGCCGTCCCAGTCACCGCCCCAGGTAAAACCCTGTGCTGTGAACGCAACCGCAATTTCTTTCCACCGTCCATCCGAAACAGGAGGCCAGACCGGTCGGCCGCTTTCCGCGGGAACAACATCAATCGCATTCCCCGTCTGGTGTGCACTTCTTCCGGTCCCGCCTTCACTGATTCTGGTACCGTCACAATTTGTCACGGTATAGGTGTTCTCTTTCGGAGAGAGCCGGTATAGTCCGGCCTTCGCCCTTTCTTCATTGACTTCATCCAGTGGCTTCCGTCCCTGGCACCAGAGCGCATACTGTTCTTCCTTTGTCCGGAGTGTGCAGGTGATGGCATGCGGAACGTGCTTTCGGAGCAGTTCCGCTATAGCCGCCGATGCCTTCGCACGAGCTTCTGGATTCAGATCAGTCAATTTCCGGCTCATTAAACAAGCTCCCACTTCGCATAGAGCTTCACATTCCCTTCGATGAGAATGGGATCGCCAACGGCGTAGTCAGTGCCGGTTCCAGCTGCTGCTGTATTCCAGCCAGCAAACGTGTAACCAGTCTTGACAAGTGATCCGGTATTGTCCGGTGCATACACCAGAGATCCTGCTTCGAGGTTTTTTTGTGTTGCAGGTTTGGTGCCGGAGGTTTCGCCGTTTCCGTCGAAGGTGAGGTCATAGAGCGTTGGTGCTGTAGCAAGAGTCCGGGTGATCTTCACTACATTGGTACCAAAGGCAGTGAAAGGATACTGCGGAGCGAGTTCGTCACGGGATCCAGCCGCGGTACTGTGAGTGTCGAGCTTGGTGTTTGAGAGCTCGAATGTGTACTTGTTCCCGGCCGCATCTTCAACCTGAATTTCAAAGGTCAACTTGTCTCCAGCGACAGCGTGGTTGAAAAGAACTTCATCTGTCAGGTATGCAGTAATCGAACCGTTCACATCGAACATCTTCTCAACAATCAGTGCATCCGTCTGAAACAGAGCTCCGAGAGCTGCAAGGTTATTCTTGATCGTGATCTTGAACTCTTTACCATAGGTGAGTGCTCCACCACCCATTTTGAGGAACCCCCTTCGACTGGTGAACGGAGATGTGGTCAACACTGTGGGTAGTGAAGAAAGACCGGATACCGGATTCGCGGTTTTAAGTTCCGGATCACCGATTCCCAGGAGGTTGAAGGTTCCGGTAACAATCGCATTCACCGCAAAGGTCAGATCAATGGAGTCAACTTGGACGCCCTTGAAGAGCTGCCAGAGAGGATGATCCGGTTCTGAGAAGTGTTTCAGGATCCAGAACTTCTTTGCGATGTTTCCAGGCTCAAGTGTTGATACCTTCGGATCAGTACTATCAACCTTCCAGTTTGACATCATAACCGCTGAAAGCAGTCGGTCAAAAGAGAGCGCTGAAAGCTCGAAGGGTACCCCTCCCCCATTGGAAGACTGCCCGGGCATCGGTTCTGAGGCCGCACGGCCGGGAAGCAGCTCGCCGGACTGCATCAGTTCGGTTTTTCCTTCCAGACTGTCGGATTGGTTCCGGAAAACAAAAGCGACCGGTGTCGCGGGTATATTCGCGGTCATCTGTCCCGCATACAGTGTCCGGTTCGCGCCGGTTTTAGGTCGTGCCATAACAAACTCCTTTTAGTTCGCGATATCTGCGCGATATTCAATTCTTACAGGCAGCCGATAATGATCGCTTTCTGTATCATCAGGACCGCAGTAAACCCGCTCTATTTCAATTCCGGAAAAAACTGTTCCACGTTTGAAGTGCTCGGCAATTGCGTTATATCTAGCATTCAGCATGTCCTTGCCGATGTTGAGTGGTACGCAGATTGTAATCTGATATATTCCAACCCATCTGTTCGGACTTCCCTCTCCAAGTGCAGACTGGATCGGTGTTCCGGGAAGATGATCGACTTCGTACCATCCGCCTGATTTCGGCCGGGAGAACGCTTCATTCGGCCATGCAACGTTGTTGTCCTTGATGTACAGCGTCATGGTTTTGAGTTCAGTTCTGAATACTGATTCAATTCCAGCGTTCGTCATCGCTTCACCTCATTGACTGCTTCCGTAAAGGTTGCTCCCGACTCTGCCATTGTCACGCCAACCATTCCCCGGGGCGCCTGTTTCGAAAAGCCGCCAACCGATTTAATTTCATATACAGCAGGTCTTACCCCTTTCTTGCTTACCTTCGTTCCTCTCATTGGAGGTTTCGGATACCCGCCGTATTCCAATTTCGTAATCGCAGGACCGTTGTTCTGGAGAATGATCTTGTCCCCGGCTCTGGCCTTATCGATCTGGCTTTTTCCAGTACTCAGAACGCGACCACCTTTTTGTAGCCCCGGGTTGTACTCAAACGATTCCTGATTGATGGTCACTAACCAATTCTGCCGGTGTGCTCCTGAATCGACAGGTGTTCGCTGAACAACTTTCGTAAAAAGCATGAGCGCAAACGTACGTTTCACGTCGAGCATGTCGCTCTTCTGCTTCTCAGCCCATTTATCAAGATCAAGGGTCCAGCCAGCCATGATTACTTTCTCCCCAGCGCCTTGAATAGAACGCAAGTTTTTCCGTCAGGGATAATCGCTTTACTGCCGGGAGCAACGGAGTATTCAACCTCATTCGTTGTTCCGGGATTAACGATAATCTTGTCAACTCCGACTTCAGGGATCCGTTTATCCTCGAACAGACAAAGAATC